TTTTAATCTAAATAATACCTTTTTCCAAATATGTCCACAATTTACACCACCTTTAAATTTAAATAAATCATATGGTTTGCCTTTGTGTCCAAATTCGCTGTTTACTCCCTCTCTACTTGCTTTATCTATATCTTCTAATCTATAAACAGCAGGAAATCCTTTATTATCTACTTTTGCCATCATTTCACTACAAAAACCTCTACTATTATTTGATTTGTACTTTTCAAAATATTTATAGCGTATTTTATAAAATGATTTATCTAAATAACTAAATCCACTTGGTTTAGCTGTTATACTATCTGCAAATTTTTGTGCTAAATTTCTTTTAGGTTTTAATAAATAATTTACCCAAGTATCTTCATCAATATTTTCATCTGCATCTATTTCATCTACAAATTCCCATTCCTCGCCTATTTCATCGTGTTTTAGGTTTTCTAATATTGCGTTAGATATTTCGTCAGTCAATTCAATTTGTTCCGACATTTTAACACCTGTTTCCTCTTCTTGTGTTTCATCATCCACTAAATCGCTATCAATTTCAGTAAATTCTAATGGTTGTAATGTTCTAAAATATAAATTAAGTGTTATATCATTAATTGCTAATATTTGATCAAAAGCATCTAATAATAATTCTTGAAATGGTCTAATAACTGTATTATCCATAAGTGTTGATGCTGTTTTTAACTCATCAGCATTATTACCTAAACCACTTTGATCTTTAATACCTAATAGCATAGGGGACACAATACGATGCGATACCATAATTTTACGCATACTTTCATCTGATAAAAATTGGTATTGGTTGTGTGCATCACTTAATTGGACTGCTTCTATATTACTTTGAGTATCTGCACCATCATTAAAGGATAGAATAAATTTACCTGCGTTAGAACTACCACTATACTTTTCAAATATCCTTCTTTCAATTAATTCTCTTTCCTCTTCATTAGGAATACCATTATTAAAGTTTATAAGCATTGAAGGTGCTAAACCATTCATAATATTATTAATATGGTAGTTTGCTATTTCTTCTTCTAACTCTGCATATTGTAGTCCACCTTGATAATCTACAGGACTAAAATAATAATGTCCTGCTACATATGGTTTTACGAAAAATATTTCAATCGCTTCATTACTTGTACCAAATGCAGGTATTCTCTGTGGTTTATCATTAGGTTTTATTTTCGCCCAATCGTGAAAATAATAAAATGCCTTTATTTCGCCATCATCATCACATTTTTCCATAGCAAGTGTTTCAATAGGCATATGCTCGATTTGTGCTATTTTTGTACGATCTTTAGAATATATAATTTGGATAGCACATTGACCCATAAGTTTTAGATCATATACTAATTTACGAACAACCTCTTTTTTAAATAATACTATTGCTTGTGCGTATTCATTAGGTTTTTTATTACTATCAGTAGCATCTAAACCTTTTCCATAAATCATTTGACTAACACCATTTATAATAGCGTTATTTGTAGGACTTCCTTTATAACGATCTATTAAATAATCATAATACTCATTATTATATCCATAAGTAACCCACTCTTTGTTTTTTTGGACTTTAATATCAGGCGAAACATAATTATTTAAATTTACAATATTAATTTTGCCCTGTTGCTTCTTTTTTCTCATAATACTATATAGTCGTTATTGCTTGTCTGTTGTTCAACGTATTCACCTTCATTTATTGAATACATATCCCCATTTATTTGATCTAATGTCTGATTAGTAACAAACAATTTATCTTTATATAAAACTTCGTTGTCAGAATTTCTTTTTACTCTTAATGTATAAAATCTATCCTCTTTTAAATCAGAAAACGCCACTTGTCCATTTATATAATCGCCTTGCCTTGTAAATGTTGCAGAGGTATTTGTTGCATCATCAAAAGTAATATCGTCTGTTAGTGTTAAAGTAACACCACTTGTTAAATATACTCTTGGAATAAAATACAAATTTTGATTTCCTGTACTTGTTGTAAATATTACCATACTAATATAACGACAAATAATTTGATTTTTGCAAATGAACATAAAAAAAACCGACCTTACGGGGTCGGCTCTCTTTATTAATTCAAATATATATTATATATCTGCAATATTTGTAGTAGAAACAGTCACTCCTGCAGTTCCTAATGGATCAGCATCACCAAAATTAATGAAATTAGCAGGTTTCTTTTCCATTCCTTGTAATGTCAAAGTATATCCACTTAAATCACCCATTGCTGCACCTGTTACCACAGTTCCTCCATTTACATCCGCACCAAATTCTTTTCCAACTAACATAAAATTACCATTGTTGTCCTCTACTATTACGTGAGGTCTTGCAACAGCAATAAGCGCTAATTGAGCATTAGACTCTGGAGATAATTTTTTAAATGTCAAATTAACTAATTGATCATAAAAAGTTGTTCCATTTTCTCTTGATGCTGTAATTGTTTGTTCTACTGAACTTGTGCCTTTTAAAGTATATTTATATGCAGTTGGTGTACCATCAAAAGCTGTTATCTCATCAGAAGTTTCTGTGATTGCTCCTAAATCTCCAAAATCAATGAAATAAACTGCTTGGATGCCACCGACTGAATCTTTACAAGGCTCGGTTCTTCCTTTAGTTATTAAACACGCCATATTTTTATTTTTTTAAAGAAAAAAGGTAGGCAAGACTATTCCAACCTACCCTTTTTATATATTAAACTATTATTATTATGCTAAAGTTAGCAAAGATAAATCACTACCGATTCCGTATTGTACTCCAGCAGTAAATCTCATTACTACTCTTACATTTTGACTTCCATCGATATCCGCCATATCAATCAACTTAACTTCATTATGATCAGAAAGTAATCCTGTTCCAAAATATAAGTTTGATGCTTGACCTGCTACAATGTGATCAGTTGGCATTCCTGGTGCGTGTTGGATTTTAATACCTTCAAAAGAAAGTGCGTTACCCATATTGTACCATTGTGATCCTTGGTCATTTGTACCTGCAGCACCTTGTCCACCAGAAGCAAATCCTCCTAATGCTCTTACATATGCTTGTAAAGCAGCAGTAGGAACATATATAGTTAAATCTTCTTTTCCATAAATAGCGCTTGGTACAGAATCAACTACATTTCCTAATAATGTAACAATATTAGCAGAAGTAAAAGCAGTTTCAGAACCATTAGCAGCATCATTTACTGTTCCATCAGCTAACATAGATACTGTGAATCCGTCAAATTCTCCTGCGTTTCCATCAACACCACCCCAAATGTTTTGTTCTGTTTTTTCAGCAACTTTAGCAACTACGTGTCCTAAAATAAAATCTGAAAATGCAGGTGGTAAATTGTCAAATGAAGAATATCCCATTTGTACAGCTTCCCAATCTGCTCGGAAATCTTTTTTACATAATTCTAAATTTACTTGAAATTCCTCTGGTTGTAGGATTCTTTCTTCCAAACTTATAGCATCTGCAGTTGCAGAAAAATCGCATCCTGCGTTAGCAATAAAAGAAGCTTCATCAATTACTTTTTTAAGAACTTCTTTGTATTTTACGTTTGGCTTAATTGTGATAGCACCCTCTGCAAGAGTTTTACCACTCAAAAGTGCTGCAGAAATATATTTACCTGCGAACTCTCCTGCGTAAGTTGTAGTAATAGTATCAACTGATCCATTACCGGCATAAAGGTTTACTTTTTGTGTACTCATTTTTTTAATTATTTAATTTTTCAAAAACTTTATCTAAAATACTTTTTGGTCTTTTTTGTGCAAAGCGTACCATTTCTCTTTGATCAGCCACTTTTTCTGGACTGTGCTTTAAAGGCTCTACAGCAGGTTTTGATAATTCTGCTTTCAATTCCTCTTGTTCTTCTGTTTCAGTAGATGCCTCTACTTCTTCAGTCATTTCTTCTTCAGGCTCTCCCTCTTGCATTTTTTCAATCATTGCTTTGATTTCATCTATTGCTTGAGCAAATTCCTGTTTTGAAACGTATTCTAATTCTTCTTCTGTTACTTCCTCTTCAACGACTTCCTCTTCGGTAACT